GTGAAAGCCGATTTCTCGTTTGCGATTAGTGCAGCTACCTTCTTGGGGCAACAGGTCTTCTCAGCCATTTTCTTTTCCTCCGTATTTGTTTTAACTTGAATCGTTTCATTTGTTACCGGGATATATTTCAAATCTTCCCGCACTTCAGATATATCATCGCCAATAACAACTTTGTCATCTGCGTCAATTTGGAAATCACGTTTAAACAATTTCCTGCCCTGATCAGTACGTTGGCTATATACAAAATGATCATCATATACAGCCTGGATCATATGCATTGATACATAATTCCCGTCTGATCCTCTTATATCCAGCCCATCAATAAACTGATAAAGCTGATTTGCAATTCCCTCATGGGATAATTCATTTTGGACATGTACGGCAGAGGCCAGATACTCCTTAATTTTTCCCGGCTCAATTTCTACCGTTCCGCCCACTGCCAGCACAACCTTTGTTTTCATCTTGTTTTTGTCCTCCTGATTCAATTTAATATTGGCCCTAACGCCACAACCATCATCCCACGAACAAGCACCCTGCGCCCCTGGGAGCAACGCAAGATGGTCCGGTATAATCTCAGTAATTGAACCTGAATATTGTTCTCCGTTCCAAGTTCCAGGTATTCCATCATCAAGAGCAAGCAAACCAGTGCTTACATCCATCGGCTCATTTGCATCAATGGCTTCCAACAATCCAGGCTGTTTCTGTTTAGCCAATTCAATATTGATCCATGCATCTGCCCTCAATTTACCATCGACAAACTTTGGATTTTCTAACCAACCAATTGACCACTCAGCGGAAACAATAGGATCATTACAAAGTAAGTATTCCCCAGTATTATCTTGAGGATGATAAACCGGAATCGGCATCCTTTCCCAATCCTGGACAGATGCGGCAATTACTTCCGAGGGATAAAATACAGGATTGCCAATCGCCCCATGATGAACTCCTTCAACCAGCATCACTACAGGATAAACTGCATAATCAAAACCATTATGCTTCCGTTTTGTCCCGGTCCCGGAAAAATGTACTTTGAATTCTCTAAATTGTTTCATTGTTCAACCTCTGGAATCCAAGGAATAGCCACGCACCTGCATTGTGGGTGGGCAGGAATCATCCCTTTTATTTTCTGAATATCATATACCCTTCCGTCCATTGGGGCACAAATCTTACAAACCCTGGAATCCCCAGCGGTTGACCATTCAGCTTTTACTTTAACACCTAACAATCCTGCCCTTTCATATTCCGATATTGTAGCCATATGATGAGCACGGATTATTTCTGTCCTGGCCAATATTTCCGCTCTTCTCCTGCCCGGTATCCATCTCCCCAATGAATCAAATATTCCAAAATCTTCCCCCATTCCGGTAATAATTTTATCCAAAATAGAAGCCAACTCCATAGGGCCACGACCTTCTGCCATCCCTTGAGCCAATGCCCTGGAAATCATCGTGTCCATTGCGCTAGTAATTCCCTGCAAATCAGTAAATGTCCTAATATATACCAGTCCAACCCTTTCAACATTAAAGGGCTGATTAAATACAACTGTTAAGGAATCTTCTCCAGGCATATCCCCGAAATCAGGAATATCAATACCAGCATTCCTTAATTCCTGCCTGCCCCTCTGCAATCCCCGCTGATAAGCAGCTTGGATATAAATATCAGTCCAATTCGCCTCTGTTATCCTTCCGGTTGGGGAAATAATCTTAATCCCCCTTGTACCACCAGACAGAATATATTCCTGATATTGATCCTGTAACCAACGCATAAACTCCGTTATTTTATCGGAGGATAATGCATAATCAAATTGAGCAGGACCAGCCTCAATATTTGTTCTAATTCTTGCCGGGGTATTCAACCCAAAACAATCATTATCCACAATCGAAATTCTAATTACTTTGGCAAGCTGGTTGAACCTTCTTCGCATTTCTTTAACAAACCTATTTCTCAATGTCAAAGTCCTGGTCGGATCAACCTGATTTATTCTTATGCCGTTTAAAGGGGCTGTACAGCAGCTACATTCCATTTTCTTATTCCCCTGTACCTTCCCCTTCATTTTCCCCAGAAGTCGCAGGAACAGCTAATTTGCCACCTTCCTGACCTATAAGATCGTCATCCCCTTCCCCGTCATCCTGAATCAAGGTTTCATTCTGCTTTTGCCTTGCATCCATAATCCTTTTTACTTTCTCGGAATCCAAATCAAGAATTTCTTCAAGGAATGAATCAAACGGAATCAATAATTCAGTATCCGGGGCAGTTGCATAATTCTTAATTGAATCTGACCTGACCTTGCCAACATCGGCCTTATCTTTATCGGAAGGAGCAGACAAATCAGCCCATTCAATTTCATATCCATCAGTTCCAGGAGCGGTTATTACTTGATTTTCAATAAGTTTATTGATAACCGGCTCAAGGATAAACGGATTAATAAAATAGATTCTCCGATTTTCCAATTTATCATTCCAATGCCCCTCATCCTGGGAAGAAGCCAATTCACCCCGTTCTGAGCCTTCCAGAATCCTTTTTGGGATACCAGTTGCAATTGAAATCATCAATAATTGTACATTAACATGATTAGAAGGATCAGCAATATCAGAGGACAATTTCTCAACTTCAATCCCCTGAAGTTTCATATATCGCTTGAAATCATGAACATATAAATCAATTTCATCTTCCAATTCGGAAGCAGTAGCGGTTAAATCCGCATCAGCCTGAGCCTGAAAGGCAAATCCAGGGAAAGCCCCTTGCCAGAACATTTCTGCAGAACCGCCAACAATCAATTCGAGATTTAACAGGCGATTGTAAATCCTCTCCAATATCGGAAGGGCAAATATGTTTGATTCAAGCAATCCTTCTGTTACATGTAAAACTCTTGAATGATGAACCAATAAATCATTTGTAATTTTTGCATTACTTCCCGGCTCAGTATATGAAAGCTGGTATACTTCCGGTTTCCCATATCGCTCTGAACCAGGGTTTCTGTCCCAACTTTTTATTGTCGCATTCCCTTCCGAATAAGGCTGGAGATAAAGCAATTCGACCTTGCCAGTTACAGGTTTAGCCATATCCTCTTTTACTTTTACATCTGAGAAACCAAACAGCAAAACACCATATTGCCCAATTCTAATCAATTTCTCCAAACGAATTATTGTTGAGTAAATATGATGCTTCTTTTCGAGTTCACTCCATTCCTTTTCAAAGATAGTTTCATTATCAACTGACTCAATTACCTCAGGCATGGACTGCCAAGCACCATCAACAGGAGCATCTATAATCCTTGCCGCTATATCTCCCCGGCGATACTTCCCGTAATAATCATCGAATGTTATTTCATTTAATTGAGGATAACCAAGGGCCTCGTACAAATCCCTTTTACCATGAAAGGACTGACCCAATTTATGAGCTAAAGAAGCCCTGGAAGTAAGCAACGAAGAGGACAAAACACGATGAATAGAAGATCGAAGCATTTTTCTTGCTTCTTCTTTTACATTTACAACTTGTTTTGGCTTTGTTCTATTCATCTGTTCAACCTTTTTAAGTCAGCGGGACAATTTATATCGGGGCCACAATCATTATTAACAACTACACATTGAACATTTATCCCATTCTCCAACCATCTTAATTGTTCCAACCTTTCATATTGCTCAAGTTTAGTTGGCTTTAATTTAGATACCTTTTGCAATATCTCGTTTCTATATGCATAAATCCCAATATGTTTATGCCAAATCGGAAATAGATCAACCGGATAAGGAGACGAATCAGGAATTGGTCTACGAGAAAAATACAATGCCTTATTATTTAAATCAAAAACAGCCTTAACCGTATTGGAGTCAAGGAAATCTCTCTGCTGTCCTACTCCTTGAGCGATTACCGGAGATGCTATATCAATATCCTTATTATCGACTAAACATTGAATAAGTTGTTCACAAACTTTTGGATCAACAAAAGGAAGATCACCTTGAACATTTAATATAATCCTATCAGAACGCATTCCATTTGCTATTTCCGCAACTCTATCTGTTCCTGATTGATGATTCTCGGAAGTAAATATTGCAATTCCGCCAGCATCCGTAACTGTTTTAATAATTAAATCACTATCAGTTGCAACAACAACGCCATCAATTCCTTGAATTTCCCTAGCCCGCTTATAAACATGAAGAACCATTGGCCAGCCAGCAATAAGGGCAAGTGGTTTACCAGGGAACCTTGTCGACGCAAATCGAGCTGGAATTACCGCTATTGCATTCATCTTTGGGCAATGCTCACTTTAGGTTTTGAACCCCAAACACCAGCCACTTTAACATTAGTCAATTCATCAAACGCATCTGAAGCAGCGTCAATTTGATCCTTTGTTCCATCAGGAAAGTTTTCAGCTTCCAACAAAAATGATTCATTCCAACTTCCTCGTAACAATTTAACATTGCCGGCTTGTGCTTGTGCCGATAATGGAGTTGCTCTTGTCTCTTTGCTCCCGGAAACAGGATATGAAACAATATTATATCCGGCCATTTCAGAAATAAAATGTTTCGCCTGAGATTTCCCGGCCTGCCCCGGATCTTGCGGAATCCGCACTTTCGTTTTTACCCCATCCTGTGAAGCGGTATTCTTTATTGTCGAAAGAACTTTACTTGAATCAATTTGACTTCTTTCAATATCCTCAACAAAATAAATGCCCCCAACCTTGACCATCTTGACTCCAACAGTCCAAGCTGGCCCATCCGCCTTTTCCCGAATTTTCTTTTCAACAGGATCAGCTTTTGTCCCGGCCAAGTCCCAAGCCCTCACTCTTTTGCCACCTGCCGGAATAGCTGAAACAATCTCAAAATCAGAACGCCGAAAAAACATACCGGCAGAGGGGCGAATATTCCAATTCCCTTCAAGAAGTTGTGCCCGCTCTACCCTTGGAAGGGCATGAAGTTTAGATAAATATGCCGGGTCTTTCTCCAACAAAATCCTATTATCAAAAACAGAAGAACGGATAAACGTAAAACTTGAAGGAATCAACATTGGATATTTATCAACCAATTCCTGTCTTGTTTCTCCCCAAACAACCTGATCCCCATCAAGAACAAACCAACGAATTACCCCAGAGCGAGATTTAATTACAAATCCATCTTCCCCAATATACCAATCAATAAATTGCCGTACCCAACTATCAGGATCAGGATTACAAGTGCCAAGAATTTTCCCGGATACTCCAGAAGCAGACCTATTCCTAGAATACATATAAGAAAATTGTTTCCAGGTGAAATGAGTTATTTCATCGAAACCAATAAGGGGAATCTGGGAACCTTGCCAATCAAACCGATCCTTTTCATGTTGCATGTGAGCAAATGCAACTCTCATCCCCGTTGAAAAGGTAAATTTCAATTTATTTTCATTTGATTTTGCACCAAGTGGAGTATAAAGCCCGGTCGCCTCATCCCATAATGCGCCTTCCTCCTGAATTTGTTTTGTTGTCCTCCTGAATATTACCGCGCCAAACTTGGAATTGTTAAAATTATAAAGAGGTTTCAACAATAACGCAAAGGACTTGCCGCCCCCGGCACTCCCTCCGAAAAATACAACATCAGCCGGACACTGCAAGAAATCTGTCTGCGGTCCAGGCTGGGGACGAATCTCAATAATGTTCTGTTTAGGGCAGGCTTCACCCATTATTCAAACTCCGTTCAGGAGGGAGAATCACAACAACATTGCCAGCCTGGAGTGGTTCCCCATTAGGACCAGATATTTCTTGCTGTTGATTTACTGTCCAGCGTTTATCAGGGGATAATTGTTTTGTCCGATTTGTAAGCCAAAGAGTTGCAGCGCCAACATCAGGAGGATAATGCTTTTTAATTGGGGTGATTGTTACCCCTCCCATATAACTGCTTATATGGACATCCTCATGGGTGTAACCGCAAGCTCTATGATATAAGGATTTGGCCACGTTAGCGTCTGCAATCTCCCTTCCCTCCCTTATGGCCCTAAAAAACTCATCATATTGTCTTATCCAATTTTCTATGCTAATCGTGGATACTCCTAACAATTGCCCCAATCTTTCATTAGTACAACCCAATAAACAAAACTTATGAGCTAATTCAGGGTGAACCTTTGAGTCATATATAGGGGGTCTGCCTTCTGGCTGTTTAGGGACAGGGGATACTCTTTGAGGCTTCTTTCTAGCCTTTTTAATTGGTTTGGGGGGAGATTTTGTTTTTGTACGAACCATTTTCAATCTTTTTTATTAGGGTTGAATGACTTATTTATCTTAAATATATAGGATTTTATTAGGAAAATAAAGGGGTTGGATTTTTTTTGGGGTTTTTCCTCTTTTTTCTTACTTTTTCCTTTTCTTTTTTTTGAAAAGGATATATATTTAAATTAAGAGAGGGAGAAAAACAAACCCCAAGGAGGACAAAATGAAAGCAACAACGAGAGTAAGGTTTATCGGAACAGGAACAGCACAAAGATCGGCTTTATGTCCTTTTGAATTTGCTTATGTAGAGATAGAAACAAATGGTATCAGGTATCGGTGGTTTAATGAGCAGGGAGCGTGGGATGCCCATAAAATTTTTGGAAAGGAAGGATGTCTTTGTGATATCACTGCAAACTTCACAGAAAAAAGAACATTGCAAAGAGTAAGGGTATTAACAAGTAACATTCCCAATAATAACATGAGATAAACTAACCTGTCCTGGGCATGACTCTAAACTGCCCAAGGGAGGACAAAATGAAATGTACATGGTTTTATTTTATTAATGATAATTTTTTAAGCGTTCGCCGTCAAATCCATGTTATTATTGATGGCCAATTTTATCGAATTTTCGGGACTGAAGACCGAGAAATTCGTAGAGTTGAATCTGCAACGAAACAACCCAAAATTCAAAATAAAAAAATTATTAATCAACTTTTAGAAGCGGTTGATAATTTTGCTCAAGTTATTTAAAATTAATCAAAATGACCAAACAATCTAATATCCTGGTAGTGCAGTGCTCATACTGCACCACTTTTATCCGGGTAATCGATTCCAAAGGAACCCAGGGTGGTCTTTCTCACGGGATTTGTGAAAAATGCTTTGAAAAATTAATGGAGGATTTTGAGCAATGCAAAGAACTCATTTCAAAGGAAAGGGACAAAAAATGAATATCTTGGTCACAAAGCATATCAATCAGGCTCATTCTTTAGCTTGGTCCTTTTGCCGAACAACTGGGATTGATTTTGAGGAATTGAAATCTGAAGCCCTTTTGGCCCTTTGTATTGCTGTTGATAATTATAATCCTTCCAGGGGAAAATTATCAACCTGCGTCCACCATTATGTTACCAGGGCATTATGTGATTTCGTTAAAGATCAAAAGGAAAATGTTTGTGATGAATATGAAGATATTGCTAAGAATATCAACACTGAAAATACAGCTGTTTTTCGGCATCTATTAAGCAATTTAGGGGAAGAGGCCAAAATGGTTGCGAATATTATCTTTTCTGGTCCTGCGGAAATTATGGGGATTGCTGCCGATACCTCCTATTATTCAATCAAGGGAAAAATCAAGGAATTTTTAGTTGGTAAGGGAATTAAGAAATGCAGGATTGATGAGGCTTTTGAGGAATTAAGAAATTTATTTTAAAAAAGATTGTATTTACCCTTTACTTTTGTTTGAAAAGGATATATATTTTAATCATAGAGAGGAAGAAATCAAACTCAACAAGGGAGAAAATCATGACTACGAAGGGCGAATATATCGAAAATCACCCCAAAAGCGAATTGGCAAGAAGATTAAATCTTAATGATTGGCCATCAGATACAAAAATCGAAATTATCGGAGGGCTTATTGCTCCTTATAACAAAAATAGTAATCTCTATAAGGCTTTGCAAATTACGACCAAAAAAGAATGGATAATCGGCGGCCACAGACGGTATGGTACAGAGGGCTGGTGGATTGCGGTAGCTTAACAAAAGGAAATAACTTATGATCAGACAACAAAACATAACCGGCAAGGGCGGTAAAAGACCAGGGGCAGGACGGCCAAAACTGCCCCTTAATCGAAAAAAAGTAGCCTGGCTGGCTACCCTATCCCCGGAAGTGCGAGAATGGCTACAGGGGCAGAAAAACGCTTCCAGGATCGTAGAAAACCTTATCAGGGAGAAAATGAAAATAGGAATTGTTTTATTAATTGTTTACTCCTATCTTTTTGTCGGGTGGATCGAATGGATACCGATCTGAAACAAGCCGAATTAATGGGGAATAAAATTAAATTTTCTTTTCCCCGAACTTTTATTGATGCCAGAAGGGCTAAACTCCTTTCAGGTCGAGGATATATTGAAAAATTTGATTTCTGGACCTGTGATCTTTTAATTCAGAATGTAATTGCCCTTAAACAATGGGGATTCACTTTTGAAACAAAATTAAATCATTGGCATTCCCAGAACAAACCAGAATTAAATGAATTATCAAACAATTTAAAAATCCCTTGGTATAGGATAGAAGAAACTGGAGAAAAACGCTGTAATAATTGTATTTATAATATCGCTTATGCCTGCGGAATTTGTTCAGAATTGAGAATACCGGCCGAAATATGGAATTATGGTTGTATAAATTTTAGATATTTTAACGGATATTTTTAAACAATCCAGTATAATAAAATAAACAAAGGAGGGCATAAATATGGATAATCTCAAAACAACAATTATGCGACGAGACAATCTTTCTTCCGATGAAGCGGATAATTTAATCAATGAAGCAAAACAAGAAGTGAATAATGGAGCTGATCCAGAAGAAGTTTTATATAATTATTTCGGGCTTGAACCGGATTATATTTTTGATCTTCTGGATTTTTAATAATATGCTCAACATAAAACAATTATATCAGGATTTTCACCTAAATGGGATAACATCTGGACATAAACACTGCTCAGGTGGATGGATTCATATTGAGTGTCCATTCTGTTCCGGCAATCTCGGTTATCATTTAGGGTATTGTTTTGATATTCAATCTAGATTTTTTGATAAATTTGTTTGCTGGCGTTGTGGCGGGAAATCCCAGAGAAAGGCACTTTCAGGACTTTTACGAATCTCAACTTATGAAGCTGATGAAATAATAAGAAAATATACCGTTTTAACAATTCAAAAAAAGAAAGAGATAAAACGAAAAAGCAATTTCAAATTTCCGGGAGGGATGACCGATCTACTGCCGCATCATGAAACATATCTCAAAAAGCGCAAATTTGACCCAGAACTGATTAAAAATAAATATGGGGTAAGAAGTACCGGTCCACTTGCCCCACTGGAAATAGAGGGCAAAACACTCGATTATAGCCACAGAATAATTATTCCGGTTGAGTGGGAAGGTGAAATTGTTTCATTTCAGGGACGGGATATTACTGGAAAACACAAATTGAAATATATCGCCTGTCCCCAGGAATTAGAAATAATCGAACATAAAACAATCTATTATGGGAATCCAATAAATGAACGATGTGTAATTGTTGAAGGGGTTACGGATGTTTGGCGTTTAGGAAATGGGGCCATTGCTCTATTTGGGATCAAATACCGATTGGAGCAAATCAGAAAATTAGCAAAAATGAAAGAAGTATTTTTATTATTTGACCCTGAATCTCAAGCCAGAAAACAAGCTGAAAAAATATATTCTGAACTTTGTTTTCGAGGGATAAAATGTTGGAAATTACCGGATTTGAAAACTGATCCAGGGGATATGGAACAAGAAGAAGCGGATGAATTAATGTTTAAATTGGAGATGAGGAAATGAAACAGATAGAATTTGATGAAGTAAAACAATATTTAGAAAACGGTTATTCCCAATTCATTTCAAAAGATTTTCTGACCCATTTTTCAACTGAAGAAGGAGTTGTCAAAAGATTAAATCTTGAAACAAAAATGGAAACCGTTTATTCCAAGCTCCCAACAGGATTTTATATTGGGTTGATAAGGGAAAAGAAATGAAAATACTAATTGATTTATCGGAAATCCCGGCCTGTGAATTGATCCATTTTCATAACGGAATCATTAAAAAATTGGGAGAAAATCACGAAACAGCAATTGCCATCCGGGAATATCTCTCAAAAGATAAATCTTGGACAGTTAAATATTTTAAAGGTAATAAAGAGATTTCATCTATCATCATAAGATAATGAAATAATTAATAAAAATATCCCTTTATTTTCCCTTAGATTTTTAATATAATAAGCCAGAAATAAGGATACCC